CAGGCTGCGCTTGTAGCTCTCCTGGTGGCGGGTCAACAGGTGGTAAATCTTGCGGGTAGTCCGGCTGTCCTTCCACAGGCGAAATTCCTCCGCCGTCAGTGGGTCCTGATGGTACTCCTGCTCGGTCATAGATGCTCCTTAGTGTGTCCAGTTGCGTTTTGTAGAACTCTATCTGGGTTCCGGCTTCCTTGGCTTCGGCGTCGGCTATCGCTTTGATAGCGTCGGCGAGCAGCTTGGCGATCTCGGCTTTCTGCTTTTCGACTTTGGCCTCAAACTCGGCGGCCTTGAGTTGCAACTCCCTTTCCCGGATCTCCATCTCCTTGACCATCATCGGGTCCGGGCCTTGCTGCGGCGGTTCGACCATCAGGGCTTCGATGTTGTCGATGCCCAGGCTTTCCAGATACCGCTTGCGGATCTCCTGTTGGTTGATCATCGGGTCGCCGTTCATGGCCATGAGCGCCTGACTCTGGGCCATACGTTGCGCGGCGGTGGACAGGCCGGGGTCGGCCACCGGCACCACGTCCAGACTCTCGTCATAATCGTTGCGGGCGACGGCTTCCTCTTCGTCCAGAACGCGGAAATACACCTGATCCGGCAAATACTTCCGGTTCAGTTCGTACAGCTTCTTAAATTCCTGCTTGAGACTGCGGTAAATCCGCTTGTAGATGGCGCTAAAAACCATCATGCCCTGCTCGATGCGGGCTAGGGTGGTGGTGGCGGTTTCGTTCATCTCCTGCTTGCCGGTCATGATGTCCTTGACCGACGAGATGCTCTTTCCGGCTTCCACCAGGAATGTCAGCAGATTCAGCAGCGCCACGTTCGGTCCGGGGTAGTTCATCGGCACGATGGCGTCCCGCAGACTCCCGCCGCTGGTGTTCTCGGTTGGTACCCACTGCCCCGGCGTCATGCGCACGTTGCCGGAGCGAACCTTGAGGCCGCGAGAAATGAACCCGCCCTGCATGTTGGCCAGGGTTCCGGCGTCCAGCAGTTGGTTGGTGAGGGTATCGACGGCATTGGAGATGCCGAACAGCAGATGCCCCAGGCCGATGTCGTACCCGGCCCCGTCCGGCGACGGGATCATGCCGAATTTGGTAAAGTATTGCGTCGGCGTGATGCGCACCAGTTTCGCCTTTTTCGGCTCGAACTCCGGGATGTCCAGTTCAGGCGGTGCGGGCGGCATCACCCCCTGCTCCATCATGCCGCGGGCCTGTTGCTCGTACTGCAGGAGTATGTTGCGGGCGTGTTCGCGGGCCTCTTCGATCATCTGCTCGATGCGGCCCAGGGTCATCTCCTGGCCCTCGTAGCGCACCATGATATTGGCCACGTCAAAGCGGGGAACGACACGCAACACCTGTTTGCTGTCCCGATGGACCGTGACCACGTACGGTTCCTTGTAGCCGTCCTCGTCCAGATCCAGCAGGCGGTGCTGTTCCAAGACCTCTTGCGGCGCGTCCTTTTCGATGTCCTGGCCCAAGCCAAGATCCACGTCGCGGAATATCCCGGCCCGCTTGCGCTCTTCGATCTCCTGCGGGTACATCTCCAACAGGTGCGTAATCCGCGGCGTCTTGGCAAAGCTGCACTTGTACGGATACACCACGTTCTCCGCTTGAATCCATTCGGAGACGTTGCGTTGTAGAGTGGTGTCGAAATAGGTTTTCTTGAACGCGGTGCCGACGATGGGCAGGGCCAGGAGCAGCTTGTCCATGCTCTCTTCCCATTCCTCCATCTCTTCGGTCAACTGCCAGGACATATGCCGGGCTATGCGCTTGCCCTTGGCGTCCTTCTCGTCGCTGCCCTTGCCGACCATGCGGGCCTTGACCACATCGCCGCTTTTCACGATCTCCGGGTAGGCGCGGGCGTTGAACTGGATGGCGGCCTCGGTGAGTAGCGGAAACTTGACGTTGGCCGCGTTTTCCCAGGGGAAGTTTTTTTCCTCGACCACTTGCTTCGCCAGATCGATGGCTTTCTGGCTGCGCTCCCGCCATTCGGTAAGGCTGTTCCAATCGCTGTCGAAGTCCTCACAGCAGCGGGTGGCGATCTCCGAAAGCTGATCGTCCGTCAGGCGGTCGCACAGGTTTACGGCGTCGGCTATTTCAAGCAGATATTTGATGGACATGAGTGGTCCTTTGGTTGATAACAAAAAAGCCCCACCAGGGGCAGGGCTTGTGTTGCTGGCTCAGTAGCCACCTATGCTGTTGCGTCCGGCGTGGTCCATCTCGTCCCAATCGTCGTCCCAAATGCCCTCGGTGTCGTTGGTCATGAGGTCCGAATTGCAGCCGATGTACCGAAAGTTATCCGCGCCATGGCTTGCGTCATCGTGTACCGGGTCGGTCGCCGCTCCGGTGTTCTGGTTGACGTGCCGCCGATAGCGTTTCAAACTCTCGATAAGAGGAGCCGCCTTCACCTTGTCGAAATAGGTCTGCGGGAAAATCAGCCGGGCGTTTCGGATGCCTTCTTCGACCGACAGAGCCTTGCTGCGGATCATGTCTCGCGGCACCACGTTCCAGCCCATGGAGCGCATAATCTGCTCGCTGCTGCGCGGTGCGTTGATGGTGGTGGTGAAACCGTCATGCGGAAGAAACACTTTGCCCCAGTTGTACGGGCGGCTCTTCAGGTCTTCCGACAAGGTGTTAAGGTTGTAGTGGCTGCCGTCGATGCAGTCGATCACCATGATGGCGCTCATGTGCTTCTGCACCATGCTGACAAAGAGAGAATCCCCTTTGCCCAAGTCGAGCACGACATGCACCTTGAGCAGCGGGTTGTAGGGCAGGGGGCAGATGCGGCCCTCGGCTTCGGCCTGCTGAATCTCCCGATAGTAAATGGCCCCTTCGACGGCAGGTCGGCACATGCCCTCCCAGATGTTGTCGTAATCGTCCGGCTGCTTGCGCTTGCACTCCAGCCGCTCCTTGTTCAGCACGTCATTGAACCACGGATTGTCCCGCCAGTTCATAATGACGTTGATGCAGTCGGGCGGCGGGTTCATGGTGAACCGCTGGTGCGTCTCGTCCGTCTCCAGTTCCGGGTTGTAGCTGATCCAGATCTCGGAGCCGTCCTTGCGGATGGTGGGCAACAGGATGTCCCAGGACTTCTTGCTGATGGTCTGGCCTTCTTCCACCCAGCAATAGTCCACGCCTTCAAATGATTTGATGGTGTGCGCCGTGTGACTGCTTAGGCCGGTAAACACAAATTCGGTCCCGTTGCTGCCTCGGATTTCCGTTTCCAGTACGGAATAAAACCCGCCAAGGTCAAGCTGGTCAATCTGGTCCTTCAGCAGCTTGTGTACGGAGTCCTTGATGGACTTCTGTACCTCGCGAGCGCACAGCACACGGATGCGCCTCGATGCGCCCAGGGTCAACAGAGCCCGGGCAAAGGTCCAACTCTTTCCCGAACCTCGACCGCCCCTGGCTACCTTGTAACGCTGCTTCTCCGTCAGGAGAAACAGGAGCTTTTCGGGGATCTCAATCTGTATCTTCATGGACCGGCCTCACGGGGAGCACGGCAATCTGAACAGGCGTTCCACCTGGCCCGCTGATCTCGGTTTCGGTCTTGTCGGTCCAGCCGTAATTTTTGAGCGCGAAGATGGCCCCGGTCGGCGTTGTTCCGAACAGCCGCTTCTCGGCGTACTGCTCAACCCGTAACTTAGCGTCCTTTATCGTGTTCTGAAAGTCAGGCCGTTCCGCGTACTCGATTAGCTGTCTGCGTGAGGTCATACCCAATGCCAGGGCCAGCCCGGTAATGGTTAGTGGCTCCTCTTTGGCTTCGCACTCGGCGAAATACGCGTCGGCCCGTGCTTCGACCTCTTCCGGCGTATGAACAAGCGGTCTACCCATTGCCATTAGGTCCACCTCTTGAGTCTGGCCCGGATGCGGCAGCGTTCGCAGCCCATCAGCCAGTGAATGAGTTTTAACATGGTGTCTCTTCCTTGCTGTCGTGCGACCAGACGCTTCCACACTCCGGGCATTTGGTCACTTCGTCCGGTCCGGTGCCGTAGGTGAAAAGCTGTCCTTGACACCTGGCAGGGCGGGGGAATGTGCCGGGGATGATGATGGCCTGGTTGCAAAATGATTTTTGTTTTTCTTCTTTTTTTTGCATTTTACTTGTTGACATACCGCACAGCGTTCGGTATAGTTTAACCAA